AGTCAACACTTAGGTTGTGGGTTTTTAGCTAATTAATTAGATATTTTGTCTTTTAGAAATTCTCTTGTTTTGTTATAATTTTTCTCAAAGCTTTCTCTCATTTTTAAAAAAGTTATAACACCATCCCTTCTAAAATTTTTATCGGTTCTGAAATTTAAATTTTGATGTGATACAGTTTCTTTTTTAATAGGAACTAATTGAGCAATAGGAGTTCCTGCCTTTATTAAAAATTCACCTTTCGTTGAGTGCCACATTACTGGTACAGTTAAACTGCCAATACCGAGATCACTCTCAAATATTCCGGGACAAACAGTAAATCTATTATCATCTTTATAGAATGCGTCAATCATTAAAACATCAAAACCTTTTGGTATTCTTAATGCCCATGGCAAATTTAATTTTAAAATTATCTTCATTGTATCTTGCGGCCAGTTACTCATAAAATTGTACATCAAGTCTATATCGTGGTGCGTTACTAATTCTTTCATAACTCCTGTATTAGGTAACCATCCCGGAGTTTGGTGCTGATGATGCCATTCATAATCAAGATCAGAATTTATTTTTAGTTTAATGTCAAAGGGTGACCTTACAATAAACCCATTATTTCTAAATTGAAATATAGCAGGACATTTTATTGTGCTGTGGTGTTTTGTACCTATTTGGCTTTTGTTTAATTCTTTTGTTAAAGCACCTGCCCTTTTTAACCAACCATACTTTTGTTCGGAAACTGGTATTACAGGCATTGTTTCTTCAATGCCCTCTATCAAACTTATAAATTGTATTTTTGGTATCATGTCTAAAAGTCAAAAGTAGCCTGTTTAGTCTTTAACGATATACCTCATTCCTTGTAAGATATGGACTATTACGGCTACGGTCCAGCCATTCCCTAAAGCCTTGAATTTTTGAGTATCACTCACCGGTTTGCCTTTTTCATCAAAGCAATCCTCCATATACGAGTCTGGAACAGTTTGCAGCCGAGCACATTCTGTGACCGTCAGTTTTCTATAGGTTAGTTGATCAAAGCGATCATCATCATCTAATATCTTCGTTTCACCAGCACGAGTGTGCAAACATGGAGCTTTCCCGGTATTCGCATACACTCGTTTGTTCATATCGTGACCTTCAACATCAGTTGCAGTTGCGACATGATGACATTTCGTTTCTTCAGTAAAATCTTTAAGTTCTTGACCTTCTTCTTCTTCTTCTTCATGTATATCCCATTGAAGGTCGTTTTTAGGTGTCCACTCTTTCCTAATCTCGCAAGGTCTATGGATTAAATACTTGTTGCCATGACCAGTCTTTGTTGTTAGACACTTTGCTTTATCTTGATCTGTAAAGTTAAAAATCCCTTTCTCTAGTCTAGAAGCTCCATCATAGGTTCCAGTCATATATGGCATCACTTCTTTATCAACAGGTATATCCTCTAATATATCCTTCAATACAATACCCATATCTTCTATATCTGGTATAGGCAGTTGGATATATTTATCTCCCACTCTTTTTCCCCACCAATAAAGACGTTTACGATTTTGGGCCGAACAATCCGCTGAATTGATTAACTGAGGTTGAATACCTCTTTCGCCTGGCTCTAGTTTGCCGCTGACATGGGCCGATATAATATCTTGAAATTCTTGTTGCATTAACACGTTTTCAAGGAGAAAGAAATCTGGCTTCAATTCGTTAAGCAATCGAACAAACTCGAAGAAGAGCTTACTCCGGGGATCGTCAAAATTCAACTGCTTTCCGGCAAACGAAAATCCTTGACATGGCGAACCGCCCAGTAATAAGTTAACGTGTGGTAAATCATCAGCCACAACCTTAGTCACATCACCTAGCATTATAGTTGAAGGAAAATTCTTCTTTGTGATGTACATTGGAGACTTTTCAATCTCACTCGCATAGTAGACACGAGGTGTCATACCTGCTTGTTTGAGGGCCAACTGACCGCAACTCATACCATCAAAGACAGACAAAACCACATCGAGGTCGATTTTTTCCTCTGATTCCCCAATAATAGGGTGCGCATCAAATAGGTCTTGTTCAAGCATTTTGTTTCTCAATGGCCCTTTTGTAGGCTTCTGCTCCACCAAATGCCAAAATGTACATTGGATCGTCAATGGGAAGGACAGTAGCACTCTTGGGTAGTTTATCTTTTTTAGGTTGACCACCATTAGATGGACTGTAGGGAGCAAAAATTTTCTTTGGATCATCTGAACGATTTAAGCGATTCCTTGCAGCAGATTCAGAAACACCAATTTTTTTAGCTACTGATCTACAAGTCACTACTCGACCATCTCGTAAAGTGTACGATTTAGTTCGTAGTTTCTTCATTAGAGGATGTACGATTCATAGTGATAGAACCAACTGGCTATGTATAACGCTGAACCAGTTATTGCCCAAATGCACAAGTGTTTAATTACCTTGGCGGCAGTTATAATGTCATCTTTCATTATTTATCTCCTAAAGTTTTTAAAATTTCCAAACAAAGTTCTTCTGGTACCTTACTTTTCTCATAACTATTGGCTAATCCTTGCGTTCCCGACTGAGAACCTCTTGGAGCAGGTTGATGATGACAATCTCTATTGCCATTAAAACATAGAGGTCTTGGTGTCCAGTCATAGATATTAGTCCATAGATCGGTTGGCTTTGCTCTCATATCACCATATTGGCAATACCAAACTGTTTGTCTTACATTGCTGCGACCGTGAAACTTAGGATCAATCAACCCTAACTTGCGCAATTTACCTCTTGGGTTTTCAATAACAAAGTAAGATGGTTGTAAAATATCTATTATTTCTAGTGTTTTCTTAATAATTGCTATGCCTAATTTAGCACCTTCAGTCTTAGGAGTATGGTCTTTATTCCAATGTTTGCCTATTGATCCTACAGAAAAGAAAGTACAGGGAGGTGATGCCCATATAATGTCTGGGCGAAATGGAACTTCTTCTGGATTAAAATCAAATATGTCTGTTACATAGTCAATTTTGTCAAACGCCTCTATATCCGAAGTAAACGTCTCATGTCCTAATGATTCAGCAGCTTTAGAAAACGATCTACTACCTGCAAACAATTCAAGTATTTTCATTTCTTCTCTCCTATTAGAGCATTAAGTAAAGCGTTGCGAGTTGAAGTAAAGACCTCAAGACGCTTGGCCAGGATTTCGGATTCTGGGGTTTCTTTCAATAATTCGGCTAGAATATCCATAGCCTTACCACCTTTTAGCTCACCATCAGCAAAAGCCATTAGTTCCTTATCTGTAAATTTATTTTTCATCTGGCATACCCAAACTCATAAATAACATAACAAGTCCTGCACTAATCAGTCCTGTACCGACTAGTGCTAGAATTGCTACTACTGTGTTACAAAGCATCATAGACTTCATCGACCAACGTCTGTTTTTTCTTACGTTTATCGAGTTCAATCCCATGCTTACGTCCTATTTTTTCAAGTTCTTTAGGACTTTTTTCCATAAGCACCTCTTTGTTTAATGTGGCACTTATATATGGTTTATGTTCACTTCTACCGAAGTTATAATTACTCATAATTGATCTCCTTATTAATCAACAAGCATCATTATTTGCTTATCACCTAAAAACCCATAACATTCAGTCATGGATTCATCCTCACAAATTAACAACTGCTCAGGCTCTTCACACATACAATCACCATCTATAACATCAGGTGGATCAAGTGGGAGTTCTGAGTAGTGGCTTAACTTGTTCTCTAATGCACTACATCCTGTTAAGGCTAGTGCAAGTATTAGTGTTAGTGTTTTCAAAATGGTATGTCCTCCATGCTATCTTCAAAGTCATCGACAGGCTGAATTTTCTCAGGAGCAACGTCAAGATCACCAATCTCAGGTTCACCTTGTGGTTCACCAGTTACCTTGTTTAGCATCTGCAAGGTAGAGTTAAATCCTGACAATACAACCTCAGTTGTGTACTTCTTTTCGCCATTCTGATCCCATGATCTTGTTCTTAGTTGACCTTCAATATACACTTTTGATCCTTTGTGCAGATACTTTTGTGCAATATCAGCAAGTCTCCCAAAGATCACAACACGATGCCATTCAGTCTTTTCTACCTTCTGACCTGTGGTTTTATCTGTCCAAGACTCGGATGTTGCGACTGCTAGATTAGCTATGGCTTTACCATCACCAGTAAATTTTATGTCAGGCTCTCGCCCAAGGTTTCCAACTAATATTACTTTGTTTATCATTACTTTCTCCTTATTAAAATTAGGTGATCACTTAGGGTGATCAATCCCATCTGTTTGTCTTTAACTAACGAGGGATAGGAAAAAAAGGGTGAAACTGCCCTTGTTTAAAAACCCCGACATAGCGTAGGTAGATGAAACCCCTATGTTCACTTAGCCTTCTGCTTCTCAGCGAAGTCCTTGGCTAATTTTTTGTTTAGAGCAAGTTTCTCTTCAGACTTGGCTTTCTTTTCTTCAGCCAATCCTTTAGCTCGTTCAGTCATAAACTCAGCCTGTTCAGCACTCAGAGTCTTCCAAACAGCAGTCTTGAGAGATGTGTTACCTTTAAAGTCTTCAAGAACTTCAAGTATGCCTTCCTCATCATCCTCAAAAATAGCAGTCTTAAATGCTTCAGAGATGTATGCAACTGCTGATGCCAATGTTAACTCATGCTCTTTGATCTTAGACTGTTGCAACTTAGCGTTCTCAACTTCCTCGTAAGAGGCAATAGCTCCACTTGGCATATAGCCGATCATGGCAAGGCAACGACCTATTGCTGATGTCTCTGCACATTCATAGTGTGAGGTCTTGTTAATGTTGTTAGAGCCTTCTCGCTCCATAGCATGACCTGTACCACGAATGATGCCATCAATAACTGCATGAGCCTTAAAGACTACTACACCATCTTCATCCTTAACGATCTCAGTTAGTATCTGACCATTAGCATGTTGTTGTACAAAAGAATGAATCCTCGTGACAACCATTGCATAGTCAGCACCACCTGCTACTTTTACTGTTTCTAACTTATCCATAATATCTCCTTAATTTTTAATGTAATATTTGGCAACACTACACTTTTTGCCAAACTGATTCTTGACTGTGATCATGTCTTTATCAATATCATAGCCATCTCTGTGTATCAGGTTATGAATCCTAGAAGCCAACCTTCCAACTGATAGTTGAATAGTAGCATCCTTTTGAGTGATTGAACCATAGTGTTTCATGTAAGCCAATACTTCCTGCTCTTGGTTTTTGCACTCATGCAAGTCATCCACAAAATCATGATAGTCTTCTTGCATTCCAACGACATCTGAATGTCCGTTCATTATTTTTCTCCTTTAAAAGTTAAATACCATTGCCACTCAAAACCGAGCTGATCATTCAGTAAATCCTTGACCTCCTCAGTAAAGTCATAGTCGAAGTCTTGTTCATAGTCTTGATACTTTCCATACATAGGAGCAGAAAACCTGAAATATCGAAGATTTGACACCTTCAACACAGCATCTGCTAGTACAAGAACATGACGAAATGGAACTTCTAGATCAATCTCGTCAATCATGTGTTCAACTTCGATAAGAATATTTGTTGCTTGGTCAACCATTTCATCACGAGCAGAATCTTTATTAGCTTCCCACTCAGTCTGAAAATCCTCACCTTTTTGGAGTTCTTCTTTAGTATCACTCATTACTCACCTCCCAATCTTGTGGAATGTCCTTTATGGAACTCCTTATGATGTTTTTCTAATTCTCCATTATGAAAAAGTTTCAAAATTTCTACACTTTGTTTCTTCGTCAAAGACCATTCATCTTCTAGGTCTTGTCTAATGAAAAACATATTAACCTCACCACTCTCTCTAAGTTTAGTCAACCAGTCATAGACATGTAACTTCAACAAAGGGTGTAAAGGTTTTTCAGGGTTTGTCATTTCCTTGTATGCACTTGGTATCATTTCATTTCTCCTTTAGGTTGTGGTGCATCAACAAGAGTAAGAGTTCCAAGATTGTTAGGGTGAGTTTCACCTATATTCTTAGAACTAGCAAACATTGTTGATCTTAGTGCAATTGACTCAGAAATTACAAAACGACCTTTATGACCTAATTTTTCAACAATGAATGGTTGTTTTGTTGCACGAGGTTTAAAACCAACTAATTTATATTGAGTTGTACCTTGAATACCAATCTTGTCTATATCAAACGAAGGTCTATCAGTTGCTACCAAGAAGTCGTTGTATCTTTTTAGTTCTTTCATTTCTTGAGTATCAGCATCATCGAATGTAATTCTGAAACCATTGAACTTCACACTATCTTCATCATAGGAAGCGTTTCCTAGTTGAAAAGTGAAACCTTGATCTTTTAATTCTTGAGTCAAAGTTTTTTCAATAATTCCTCTAAGTTCTATACATTTTTCTTTAGTCATTTGTTTCATTTCTTTCTCCTTAATTTAAGTACAAAAATAGGGAGTGTTTCCACTCCCTTTGGGTTACTTACCAACCAAGAAAACAGGTGCTTCTTTTCTTAGTTCTAAAGTTTCGTCATAGTCATAGACTTCATCGATACTTTTATAGTCATTGTGTTTAGGGTTGTTAATTTTAACTTTGATACATTCTGCTCCCCAACCACTTGCAATATCCTGACCGTATTCATGAAGTTTGCCTTTGTTAGTTTCGACCGTCTTGAATAGTGCAATAAATCTTTCACCATGTTCAATACAATCTGCTTCATATACTTTTTGTTGAACTTGTTTCATGTCTTTCTCCTATATTGTTTTATTAAAATTGTCAACTTTTTCTCGATGACAAGGTCATTGTATCAAATTTCGTACAGATATGTTAACTATTTTCAAAAATAATTTAATCTATAGACGGTCCTGTAAAATTTAGTGTATGATTTGTGGTCTTGGTTTAGAAAACAAAAAACCCCAAGAGCTTGATAATTTCTCTTGAGGTTTTTCTAAACTGGCAGTTGCCCCTGCTGTTTGACAAGGATTATACCCTATAAAGACATATTGGCAACTCTCAGGATACGAGTGGTGATCTGTCTAGCTATTTGGCTGCACTCACACCACTTACAAAAAAAGAGATTCAGCAATCGTATTCCATAAAACTGCTGATTGATGGGTGTTAATACACTCGCAGAGTGCAGAAGGCTGAGTACCTATCACAAGGTAGCGATGACTCTGATCTGATTGACTGTGATTGTTTCAGGCTCGGATAATACTGCGAAGGCTTTATACCGATGAGAATCTCTAGCTTAGATTAGCTTCTAGGTTAGGGATTTCTTTACTCGAAACTCTCAGCTCAGGCATTACCCGATAAGTTAAGAGCTTTAAAAAAAAGGGATTTATCCCTCAGCTCTACCAAGGAGAGTCGCTGAAAGCGAAACATATAGTTAAACCAACCAAGCACTTGTACGATATTTGATATAATGACTATATGAAAAAAATTAGACATGTTTATTACAAATCTATCCCTGACGAACTTGTACGACTAGGCTTGACACAATCTCAAGCTGCAAAGTTGTTAGGAATTACTAGATCAACATTAAATCACAATATAAAAGCAGACAATAACAGCTTTCATTGGCAAATTTATGGTCTAGCGCATTACTTAGAAAGTCAGCATCATGCCCACGTTAAGTAAAATCAGCCATGAGGAACGTGAAAAATTAGCACAGACAATGCTTGATGTGATCCATGTTATTGGTGAGATCGAGGATGAAGAGGTCAAACAAACCCTGTGTGAAAATCTTATTGGTATGTGTGATCAACTCAAGTTTAGATTAATTCTGAATATGCAGAAAGAAAAAAAAGATAACAGGTTTGAGATATCAACGTGAAGCAATCAGCAATTACTCGTAGTGCTAAGGGCAAAGCCTGTACATTGAACCTTGATGGCTGTGACTCAGGAGTTAATGGAGAGAAAGTAGTCTTCTGTCACGAAAATATACAAGGTGTTGGTTTTAAGGCTAGAGATCGAAATGGACATGACATAGGTTTTTATGGATGCCACAACTGTCACCAAATATATGACTCACTTGTTCATCCTTACTACAAGCCTTACTTTATTAAAGAGATGGCTCAGTTTGCGATGACTCGAACTAAGAGACAACTAATTAAGCAATGCCTTGTAGATGAACACTATCCTGACACAACACTAGATGGTTATGGCAGATGAGTGAAACACTATCAAGAATACTGAAACGAGATAAGCCAAAGGCTGACATTGTTGAAAATATGACTCGAACTTTTTTCATGAATACAAGTGGGCGAGAGGCAATAATCAGCATAAAACCAAAAAATATGACAAGATCAGGCTCTCAGAATGCTCTGTATTGGCATATTATTGAGCAAGTAAGGGTAGAGTCAGGCAACACAAAGGATGCAATTCATAAATTTTGTCAGCTAGAATTTTTAGAGACTAGGATAGAAGAGGTTGCAAAGAAACCCATTGAGGTAGTAAAATCGACAACAAGTTTATCCACTAAAGAAATGGGAGTGTATCTAGATGAAGTAATAACTTGGGCAAGTAATGATCTAGGCATTCGACTTAATTTACCTGATGAGTGGAGAGGTTTAGTAGTAGAATGAGAGAGTGGGGAGTCTGAGTTAAGCTTCCCACACAGAATTGGAGAGTAGAATGAGT